TGATTTGTACTACATGAGTGAGAAGCCAATCCCACTCGATACCCAATCGGTTGCCCGCAAAATCAGGCTTGATTTGGACATAACCGAATCGGTTTTGGGTGAGTTTTTTCAACATACCGAAAAAGGGTATGTCAACAGTCGTTGTGACATGGAAATCGCAAAATATCAACATCAAGTCGAAAATAATCGATCCCTCGGAAAGCGAGGCGGCAGGCCGAAGAAAACCGAATCGATAACCGAAACGGAACCGAAAGTTAACCCTAAGAAGAATAAGAACAAGAATAAGAATATATCGTCGGTGGCATCAACACCAACACGATTCAACGACTTTTGGTCTGTGTGGCCTGCGTCAAAAAGGAAGGTAGCCCGCTCTGAGTGCGAGAAGAAGTGGGACAAGCATGACCTCGACATGGTTGCTGATGTCATCATTGCCAACGTCAAGAAGTTGAAGACGACCGAGCAGTGGACTTCTGGCTTTGACCCTGCGCCCCTGACGTACATCAACCAGCGCCGCTGGGAAGATGATGCAGGCGAACAGCAAAAACAGCGGAGGGTGATATGACCGAACGCATGAAACAGGCGTTAATTCTGGCCGATAAATGTTGGGGTAAGGCTTACCGTGCCTCTCCCATTTTTGTTGAGCAGTATTTGGAAATCATGCAAAACCTTTTGCTGATGCGTCCTGTTGTCATGGGGGATGAATTTAGAGCGCAGTGCGAATTGCAGGGATTGCATTTGCCAAGCAATCTACACCACAACACTTGGGTCAGCGGAGCAAGGGCTATGCAACAAATGGGATGGATTTCTCCAGTATCAAAAGTTGAACCAGTTCATTCACACAACCATATGCCTTCAGTTACTCTGTGGCGTAGCAATATTTTTGGCGACAAACAAGTCCCGTTTAACTCAAGGCAGAAAAACCTTTTTTAAAAGCGAATAGACATGAGCAAACTTGAAAATTTTATTCAAAGGCTGGGCAAGGTCAGGGGCCGTAATGGTTCATGGACTGCACAGTGTCCAGCACATGAAGACAAGTCTCCATCGTTGTCAGTTCGGGAGACCGAAGATGGCCGCGTGTTGGTGCATTGTTTTGGTGGATGCGCGGTGCATGATGTGGTCGGCGCAGTCGGCATGGATATGAGCGACCTGTTTCCAGAGCGCGATGAGCGGTTGGATCACAACCAAGTAGCGAAACCATTGAAGCCTGCGTTCTACGCAAGCGACCTACTGCGGATTGCATCGTTTGAATGTCTGGTCGTGATGATTGCGGCTTATGACATGAGGCGTGGCAAAAAGTTAAGCGAAGAAGATATGGCCCGTTTGGAAACGGCACAACAGCGAATTGAAGAGGTAATCCAATATGCAAATGTCTAACATTCAACAGCGAGCAAAAGACCTAGATGAGGCGCGAAAAATCCGCATCATCAGGCCAGATCAAGTGGACTTTGAGAAGTACCTCAAAGCCAACGACGTAGCACAGAAGGTGCGCGATGCAGAGGGTTTCATTGAGGAGATGCGAATCGACCTGATGACCCCTGAGACACAGGTATCGCAGACGATGCCTTGGACAAAGACACACGCAGGGTTTCAATTTCGCGCAGGTGAGGTGACCGTGTATGCAGGTGGCAACGGTGGCGGCAAGAGCATGATCACAGGCATGATTGCAATGGGCCTGATTAAGCAAGACCAGAAGGTGATGATTGCTTCGTTTGAGATGAAACCCAAGCGCACCCTGTACCGAATGCTCCGCCAGTTTGCTGGTGAGAATATTGATGCACCACGCTACACCAACAAAGAGACCTACATCAAGAACTTGCTGGATCGGTTTCAGCTTTACAACTACAACAAGCTGTGGCTGTATGACCAGCAAGGAACGGTGACCAGCCAGCAGGTGATTGCTGTGGCCCGCTATAGCGCGATGGAGTTAGGTGTTCAGCACATCTTCATTGATTCGCTGATGAAGTGCGTGGCTGGTGAAGACGACTACAACGCGCAGAAGTATTTTGTTGATGAGTTGACCGCGCTGGCGCGTGACCACAACGTCCACATCCATCTGGTTCACCACATCCGCAAGCTCGCGAACGAAGAGGTCAAGCCAAGCAAGTCAGACCTAAAAGGCTCTGGCTCCATCAGCGACCAAGTGGACAATGTTTTGCTGGTGTGGCGCAACAAGAAAAAAGAACACGATGCGCAGTCTGGCCCAGTTGATCCATTGATCCCTGATGCCATGATGATGTGCGAGAAACAACGTAATGGCGAAGCAGAGGATTGGTATTCGCTTTGGTACAACAAAGACAGCCAGCAGTTCATCGAATACGACAACAGCGTACCCATGTCTTTTGACAACGGAGGGAGATTTTGAATTATGGCAAGGAGGGCGAAGGAGAAGATGAGCATCGCCACCGCTGTCTCGTTCGGGGAATCATCAATATGCGTATTCAAGATCGCGATAGCGCGTACCGCTGGCTCAATGGTTACGTTGACCACCTTGGGAAGCGTCACAAGGGATGGAACGAACTTCATCCCAAGTCACGCCTTGAGGCAGACGTTAGAGATCAGTGGACAAAGGGTAACCGAGGTAACACAGGAGAATGGAAATGACAAAGCAAGACGCTGAACTAAGCCCTTTAGCAAGGCAACTACTTGGCAACTCTGGGGCCATGAAGTTATTCACACAGACTGAGTTTGATGCGGCACTTACTGAGGCCAAAGCCGAGATCATGGCGATTGCAATTCAGACCACTAAGCAGGCGCTAGAGATCGAACGTAATGCTTGCGCTGACATTGCACTGGCATGGAGTCAAGAGGAGTTATTTGAGGCGATCCGCAACCGCATGAAAGTCAAAGATGATTGAGATCACATTGCCTTGGCCTCCATCGGTCAACACTTACTGGCGCAACTTCGATGGTCGCATGATCATCAGCGCCAGAGGGCGCGAGTACCGTGAGACTGTCGGCGATCAGATGACATTACAAAAGATGGCTAAACACTTCAAGGGGCCACTGCGTGTGGTCATTGAGGCATGGAGGCCAGACAAGCGCCGCCGCGATCTTGACAACCTGCTGAAGGCCACGCTCGATGGGCTGGCTCACGCAGGCGTTTATGAAGACGACTCACAGATTGTTGATCTGCGAATCTATTGGGCACCCGACCTTGGCGGAATGTTGAAAATCAAAATTGAGGAGATTGAATGAAACAAGAACCAGAATTGATCGACATCTTTGCATTGTTTGCGTTGATGTCAATTTTGAACAAAGCAGGCAAGGGGGCACTGCCTCAAGACATTGCGCGTTCAGCTTACGACTTTGCAGAAGCAATGATTGAAGAGAAGGAGTATCGCAATGGCTGACCTATGGAACATCATGTTGATTGTGTTTGCAATCACTGGCGGACTGAGTTGGGTATTCATAATTTTGGTGTCGCTTTTTTATTGGGCCTGTAGCAGGCCAACAAAGGAGGAATAAATGTTTGAATCGTTTGGAGACTTTTTTTGGAAGTTCATGGCAATGTCTGGCTTTATGTTTTGGATTTGCTTTTTAGTTTTTATTGGTTTGGTGATTAGGCGCAACCGCGCCAAAAGGAGAATGTTTTATGAGCATTGAAGAGAGAGACCCAAACAAAGCTATTGACTACATCTTGACTAACGGCAAGACGTTTGCAAAAGCGAAAGCAGAGCGCGTGTATATCGAGGAGTATCGCAAGTCCCTCAAGGCAATTTTGCAAAAGCGATCAACCGAAACTGCAATCACCGCGCAAGAGCGTGATGCATATGCACACCCAGAGTACCAAGCATTGCTTGTGGGGTTGCGTGAAGCCGTGGAGGCGGAGGAAAAATTGCGTTGGGATTTGATTGCCGCGCAGGCCGTCGTGGAAATTTGGCGCACACAGCAAGCGAATAACAGGGCCGAAGGAAAGGCCACGATGTGAACACCTACCAAGGCATGGTGATGAACGCCGCTGGTTGGGTGCTGGTGTTGCTGGATGGTTGGGCAATGCACACCCACTGGGTTGCGGCACTCGGTTTTATTCTTTTAATTTATTCAATGTGGAGCATATGCATGAAGACACCAGAAGACGAAGCGTTTGATGAGTTGGAGAAATCTCTTGGCTGGCGCAAACGACAGATCGTTCAACGTCAACTCAGTGATGAAGAGAACATGGCCCGCAACGTGGTACTTGAAGAAATAGCCACGGCGTTTGACAAGATGCGAAACGGTGGAGACACCGTTGCCTCTTTCGCAATATACGTTAGGAGCATGAAGCGATGACCGAAAAAGCAAAGACTTGTCAGGTGTGCCGCCTTAACCCAGCAGAGGTGAAGGGCAGGAACAGTAAGGGCGCACCGCAGTGGCGATGCCAGACCTGCCACGACCTCAAGAATCGCGGCGGCTTTACAAAGGGTAAGCAATGACCACGCTGAAGGAAAAGAAGCACATGAGCGCGGTGGCGGAACTAGGTTGTGCCGTCTGCCGCAGGATGGGGTTTGAGGGTACGCCCGCTGAGTTGCACCATCCAAGGCGATTGGCGGGGGGCTGGGGGCGTTCTAGCCACTTCAGTGTCATACCGCTATGCCCAGAGCATCATCGCGGCTCTACGGGCCTGCACGGGCTGGGCACCAAGGGCTTTGAGAAGCGTTACGGGTACGACGAGGCTGACCTGCTCAAGGACACGCTGGCCCTGTTAGGGCTTACGGTTTGCGAGTAAAGCGGTTGCTTTTCTGCAACGTATTAGGGTTTTCCTTAGAAAATATTTATAAAAAGTTGTTGACGGCGTTTAATTTGGCCTTAAACTACAAGCACTGACCAAGCAATCCCTGTAAGGCAGTAAAGCGAAGGAACAGCGAAATGAACAACGACATCAACTTCACAGCAGTAGACACACTCGGCACACTCTTGGCACAGATCGCTGATCTGACCAAGCAGGCTGATGCCATCAAGGACGACATCAAGGACAGCGCCAGCAAGGGCGGCGCAAAGGTTGTCGAGGGTGCGCTCTTCAAGGCCACCTACATCGAGAGCAATCGCTCTGTGTTCGACAAGGATGCATTCATCAAAGAGTTTGGCGCAGATGCATACGCCAAGTACACCAAGGTCTCCGCTGTGTTCAGCGTGAAGGTCACCAGCAAATAAATCAACAGCCCCTTCGGGGGCTTAACCAAATGGAAAGCGAATCGGTTATGAGTGATTACATCAAAGGCTTTGACAGTGGCTACGGTTACGTCCTGCAAGAGATTGAGAACTACATCAAGCAATACCCAGACAACAAGTTTGTGCTGGAAGAGTTGCTGGCCCATCTCAAGATGGAAGGCAAGCCCGAATGACCGATCTGTTTGGGCATGAAGAGTTCGATTGGCAAAAAGAATGGCAGGGGATGCCAGAGTTCTTTCAAGAAGACCTCACGCCATATCGAGTGATCAACTTGCGCTTTAGATGCGAGGAGGATGTGGAGGCGTTCGCCAAGCTGGTGGAGCAGACCATCACGCCCAAGCAGAAGGCGCTCTGGTTCCCCTTCGCTGAGTTCCGCAGAGCCGCGCATTTGAGGTGGGTCGATGAATCCTAAGTACCCTGTCTACATTGTGTCCAAGGGCCGCTGGGCTACGCGCCTGACAAGCAAAGCATTGGATCGTATCAACGTGCCCTACTACATCGTGGTGGAGGCGCACGAGCGCGAGCAGTATGCGGCGGTGATCAACCCTGAGAGGGTGCTGGTGTTGCCAGAGGGTTACTTGTGGAACTACGACACTTGTGATGACCTTGGTGAGAAGCTCGGCAAAGGCCCCGGGGCCGCAAGAAATTTCTGCTGGGATCACTCTATGAGCTTGGGCTATGCTAGGCACTGGGTAATGGACGACAACATCGCCAGCTTCAACAGGCTGAACCGCAACCTCATGGTCAAGGTTACGTCGGGCACCATCTTCCGCGCCGCTGAAGACTTTGTGGATCGCTACGACAACGTCGCTATCGCTGGCTTCAACTATGACTTCTTTGCCAAGGCCAAGGAACCCCTGCCTGCGTTTGTGATGAACACGCGCATCTACTCCTGCCTGCTGATCCAGAACAGCATCCCCTTCCGCTGGCGAGGCCGCTACAACGAGGACACAGACCTTTCCCTGCGTGTGCTGAAGGCCAGCTTATGCACTGTGCAGTTCAATGCATTCCTGCAAGAGAAGGCCACCACGCAAACCATGAAGGGCGGCAACACCGACGAGTTCTACTCCAAGGAGGGAACCCTGCCTAAGTCCAAGATGATCGAGCGCCTGCACCCTGATGTGGCGGAGGTGGTCTGGCGGTTCAATCGCTGGCATCACCATGTGGACTACACATCATTCAAGCGCAACCCGTTAGTGCGACGGTACGGCGTGGTCGTCCCAGAGGGGATCAACGGGTACGGCATGGTGCTGAAAGACACTAGGGAAAATACTTAAAAATATTTTCAAAAAAGATGTTGACTCGTTTAATTTCGCGTTATACTAACAACACTGCAATAAGCAGGTAACAGCGAATCAGGAGCGAATTATGAACACAGCATCAAACCCCTTCAGCGATATGGAAGACGACTTGGACTTTGGCGCACCAGCCAAGGCCGCTACTGCCGAGGTGACTTACTTCGAGCAGACTTGCCCTAAGTGCAAAGGCACTGGTCGTTTCACCTTTGGCTACATCAACGTGCGCTCTGGCGAGTGCTTCGCCTGCAAGGGCAAAGGCAAGATGTCTTTCAAGACCAGCCCAGCCACACGCATGAAGGCCAAGGCCAGCGCACAAAAACGCGCCGTTGCCAAAGCAGAAGCTCAAGCCAACAAGGCTCAAGAGTGGAAAGAAGCAAACCCAGCAGAAGCCGCATGGATGGAAAACAGTGCTGGCACATTCGAGTTCGCTCGCTCCATGCTGGATGCCCTCAACAAATACGGTTCACTCACAGAGCGCCAGATGGAAACCGTCCAGCGCCTGACAGTGCAGTCAGCAGAGCGTCAAGCCACCCGTGTTGCAGAGCAGGCCGCTCGCGCTGAGTCAGCACCTGTTGTGTCTGTCGAGGCCATCGAGGTTGCATTCAACAACGCCAAAGAGTCTGGCGTGAAGTTCCCCAAGTTGCGCCTCGATACCTTTGTGTTCAGCCCTGCTGGCGAGAACAGCAAGAACGCTGGCGCGATCTACATCAAGTCCAAGGGTGACGGCGTGTACTTGGGCAAGGTCATGGGTGGTCGCCTCTTCACATCACGCGACTGCACCACAGAGGCCGCAGAACGCATCACAGCGGTCGCCAGCGACCCCAAGCAGGCCGCAGTAGCCTATGGCATGAAATTCGGCTCCTGCTCGGTCTGTGGTCGTCAATTGACCGACAGCGACAGCGTTGCCCGTGGCATTGGCCCCATCTGCGCTGAGAATTACGGTTTCTAAGGGAAAGTACCTAGAAAATAATTTTACAAGGGGGCTTGACACCTCCTTTGTTTAAGCTATAATTACACTATGCACCGAACTTCTCGGTGCTACAACAGCGAAGGAAAGCGAAATGAAAGTAGGAAAATCTTATTGGAGTGTTTCAGTTAGCCAAGACAAAGTCTGGAAAGAAGTGGCTTTGACCGAACCCCAAAATAACACTCGATCAAATGTAATGAGCAAGTGCAAATTGATAAGGGCTAATATCAAGTCGCAATTAAATGGCAAAACTGAATACGCCACAGAAATTGAAGCGCGCAAAGCATTTGCAAAATTGGATCAAGAGACTGCTAAGTATGTAGATGTTAACGAAAACTTCCCAGTCAATTTAGGTCTTGGCTGGTGTTAAAACAAACGGGGGCTTCGGCCCCCACTAAACCAAATCGAAAAGCGAAAGGAAAGCGAAATGAAAATCAATCAACTGGACTACACATTTGACAGCGTCGTGTCATTCGACAACGGCGAGACCACGCAGGATGTGGCTGTGGGTTATGACTACACCCCAGAGGAACTGAATTACCCCCATGCGCCTGACTACGCCGAGGAGTTCGAGGTGTTTGTGTTCGACGCTACAGGCAAGGACATCACGCTGGATGTGCCAGAGGAGGACTACCAGCTACTGGTCGAGGAGGCCAAGGCCGACTTCAAGCAAGTGGTCGAGGATGCCAACGCATACTAGGGAAAGCACCTAGAAAATATTTTTAGATATTTGTTGACGAGGTTTAATTTGGCCTTATATTTACACCACTGACACAGCAAACCTGCACAGTCAGCCAACAGAGAAGGAACAGCGAAATGAACACAGAAATCAAAAACGAATTGGTAACAGAATTCAAGGCCCAAATTATTTCCAGCGTGAAATTCCAATTCAACCGCCTACATGAAATCTTTGGCCCAACATTCCGTGGCGTTTACAACAGCAAGTCTTACAGCCTCTGGACTTTGACAGTGCGCCCATGCACAAAGCGCCTCGGTAACCGCATGGATGACGAGATTGTTTTGTGCGAAGACAACATGAACGAATATGCCCAAGAGCAGGCCGAGTTGTTTGCAGACGAGGTGATCGCCAAGGTGAACGCCAAGGCTGGTGAGTTGACAGACAGCAAGGTACTTCGCGTCAGCGGCGCAAACTTCCGCATCACTGGCATGAAGGGCGACAAAAAAGTAATGATCGAGCAAAACCAGATCATCAACGTGTCAGTCAAGGGCAAGCTGTTCAACCAGTTCCCAGCCCGTATCTACGTTGACGGCAAATTCACATCAGCCGCCGCCTTCAAGAAAATCTAAACCAAGGGGCTTCGGCCCCCACTAGGGAAACTACCTAGAAAATATTTTGTCAACCTTATTGCAGGCCCGCACGTTTAAGTTACAATTACACCAACGACAGCAATCCCGCAGTCGTCTAACAGCGAAGGAATAGAGAAATGAACATCGAAGCATCAGCAAAACCAACAAAGTTCCCCAACATTGTCCGCCATGCGCCCGAAGGTTTTTACACCCGCAAGCCATCATGGACAGGCACTGGCAACAGCGGCAAAACATTTTTGATCCACAACAACGGTTGCTGGTATTACTCTTACGTCAACTTCAAAAAAACCTCACTCGGTTACAAGTTGGACGAAGTGTCCGAGTCATTGAAACAACTGTAAAACCAAATCAATAACCAACTGAAAGCGAGTCGCTTATGAAAGAAGAAATTGAAACAAGTATCCGCACCGAACATGGTGTGCGCGTGTCGGTCTCCGAGTGGGACGACGATGGTGCGTGGTTGCACTTGCAAGGCCGCAACTCAAACATGAGTACAGTGTTGACTCGTGCCGAGGCCCAGCAGTTGTTGGCTGGCCTGCAAGCCATCTTGGCAAAAGAGGTGACAGTATGAACAACATGAGCAACCTGTTTGACGAAGTAGAGGCCGAACTGATGAAGCAGTTCAAAGCCATCACCCCAGAGCAGTTGGCGGAGGACGAGCGCCGTCGGCAAGTTAAGCGTGAGTACGAGGCACTGCACACCCCCATCGAGACCGACGAAGACCGAGCCAACACCGACGAGTATCCAGAGGAGGTTGATGATGAACAAGCAGGAGATTGACGACATGATGAAAAACCTTCCAAGCCAGCAGGTGCAAGAAGAGACCTTGATTCAGAAGATCACAATTGGTATAATGTTCATACTGGTTTTGGTTTTGATGATGTGGGCACCAGACTTCATATTGAGTGAAGAGGAGTGCCTGCAACAAAGCCCTCGCGCAATCACAATTGGCTTGTGTAGCGAACCGAAAGCGAAATAAAACCGAGTCGGTTCTTGGCCTCAAAGGCCGAGGCCGACAACATCTTCTGGCCTTAGAGGTCGCTGATGTAGGTGAGACAAGGCAACTCCTTGATTGGTATTCCTATGCCTAAAGCAAGGACTGGCGAACCATAAGCGAATCGATTACACTGCGATCAATTCGACATTATGGGGAATATGGGTTATGCCAGAAACACCGAAGGGGCCAAAGAGGCCCGCAAAGAACGTAAGAGCGGCACAAGAGGCCGCAAAAGCAATTGGGAAGGCCAAGGTAGCCGCAAAGGCCACAAAGGCTCCTACGCCCGCTAAAACTGGCAGACCAACAAAGTACAACCAAGACACTGCTAACCTCATATGCATGATGCTAAGTGAGGGAATGAGCTTGAGACAAATACTGAAGGCTGACACAGTAGGGAAACTCCCAGCGCAGTCTACGGTTTATGAGTGGTTGATACGCCACCCTCTCTTTCAAGAGCAATACGCGCGCGCTCGTGAAGAGCAGGCTGACACCAACGCTGATGAAATCTTGGAGATTGCGGACGAGCATCCTCCTGAGTACACAGACGAGAAGGGCCGCACGAGTCTGGACGTTACCTACATCCAGTGGCAGAAGAACCGCATCGAGGCCCGTAAGTGGACAGCCGCCAAGCTACGGCCCAAGAAGTATGGCGACCGTGTGGCGGTGGAGGGCGTGGAAGGTGGTGCCGCCATCAAGACTGAGGACGCTACTGCTGACAAGTTCCTTGAGATCATTCGCAACATGGAGATGAAGAAACGTGCTGGCTGAGATGCTGTCAGACCCAGAGGTACAGGCGGAGTTCAACTCCTACCCTCTGCATGACCGCATTGCCAAGATTGCTCACGCCGCTTGGATAGAGCAGGCGCACCCTTACCAGATACCGCCAGACCTTGAGATTGATTACACGGTGTTTTTAATGTTGGCAGGCCGAGGTGCAGGCAAGACTCGGTCAGCGGCTGAAGCACTATGGTGGTGGGCATGGACGCACCCAGACACAATGAGCATTGTTCTGGCACCTACGAGCGGTGACTTGAAGTTCACCTGCTATGAAGGGCCGAGCGGCTTGCTCGCCTGCATCCCCAAAGAACTGGTGGTGGACTACAACAAGCAGGATCACTTGATCAAGCTGTCCAACGGCTCCAAGATCAGGGGTGTGTCAGCAGACTCGTATGACCGCCTGCGTGGTATCAACTCCAGCTTCTGTTGGTGTGATGAGTTGGCGGCATTTAATTATCTTGGCCCGAACGAGGCATGGGACAACATGATGTTAGGGTTGAGGATTAAACCAGACGACAAGCCCTACAGCCACCCTCGTGTGATCGTGACCACAACCCCGCGCCCAAAGGACTTGATCCTTGACCTAGTGGGTCGTGAGGGTGACGATGTGGTGGTCTCCCGCGCCAGCACATACGACAACGCCAAGAACCTCGACAAAGCCTTCCAGAAGCAGTTGGAGTCGTACAAGGGCAGTAAGCTGTACGAGCAGGAGGTGTTAGGTCAGATCGTTGACCTCGAAGATGGCAAGGTAGTCAACCGCGATATGTTCAAGCTGTGGCCTCACAGCAAGCCCTTTCCCAAGTTCGAGTACATCATCCAGTCCTATGATTGCGCCTTCAGCGACAAGGAGTACAACGACCCTACCGCCATGACCACATGGGGAATCTTCAAGCCCCTTGATGGCCCGATGTCCGTCCTGCTGATCGACTGCTGGGCAGAACACCTCACCTTCCCTCTGCTCAAGCCCAAAGTGATCGAGGAGTGGCGCGTGTCGTATGGTGAGGGCAAGCAGGCCAAGAGGCCAGACCTGATCCTCGTGGAGGACAAGGCCGCAGGCATATCGCTGATCCAAGAACTGCGGCAGATGCACTTGCCTGTGCGTGGGTATAACCCGGGCCGTGCGGACAAGATGCAACGCCTCCAGATCACCGCCAGCATCTTTACGACTGGCAGGGTGTGGTTGCCTGAGTCGTCCGTCCGCAAGGGCTATGTCAAGGACTGGTGCGAGGGCTTCCTGTCCCAGTTGTGTTCCTTCCCTGACTCAACGCATGACGACTATGTGGACAGCGCGACACAAGCGATTCGGTTATTGAAAGATATGGGGTGGCTCGACATCAATCCCGAACCAAGAGATAATGACGACGAAGACGACTATCTGGAATACACGCAACCGAAACGTGTCAACCCCTACTCGATATAACTATGGCTGACTTCCGCAAAATTGGCAAAGGCATAACTGGCGCTTTATCTAAGGCCAAGGAGATCGCCGCCGCCGAGCGTGAAGCTAACCTCCAGAGAATGCTAGACCCAAGCGCAGTGAAGATGCGCCTGTACCACGGCACGACCGCGACCGAGGGTGGCAAGGGCCAAGAGGCCATACGCCGCATTAAGCCTAGCAAGGAGGGCGCGTTAGGCTCTGGTGTATACATGACCCCTAACACCGCACACGCGAGCAGTTATACGGGCATCCCTAATGACGACGCGATTGAGGCCATGCGCGGCAGTGAGTATTACTCCAAGATGGCTGACCAGTTTATGGCTGACCGTGCGGCAGGCACGTTGCGTGAAGGGCAGGCAGGCGGCAATATGTTGCCAGTCTATGCCCAGATCAAGAACCCTCTGATCATTGGCAAGTCAGGCAGGCAGATTGATCCAGCCGCAGAAGCCCTGATCAACCTTGGCATGGACGAGGCGAGCGCCATCAAGCTAGTGGAGAAGGCGTTCGAGGAGAAGGGCAACATTGGCAAGCAGATTCAGAGCAGGGCGCAGGCTCAAGGCTATGACGGCATCATGCAGTATCGAGGCGACGACCTGAGTGAGGTGGTGTCTTACAACCCTAACGCAGTCAAGAGCGCCATCGGCAACCAAGGCACTTACGACATTTACAGTCCAGACTTGAGCAAAGCCAATGGTGGCGCAATCCACATGGAAGAGGGTGGAAGTTTTGTATTGGGTAAGCCAAAAAGTTTTACGGAAAGGCTTAGTGAAGCAGTTCCAAAGGCAATAAGAATACCCAAAGACCCATTAGCCATTATTCTTAATCACGGTTATGGCGCTTACAAAAATTACACAGGTAAAGACCCGCTAGGTGATTTCCAAAAAGAACTTGATCGCAAGATAAACCCTGAGACTGATACAGGTTCTGCGCCTGTCCAGCAGTTTGAAAAGTTGGCTGATGGTGGCAAGATTGTGAAGGGCGTGACTGGCGCATTGAACAAAGCCAAGTATTTGGCAAGCGAGGCCAAGCGATTGAAGATGGGCGAGGTACTGCCAAAGGAAGAGGCCGATGAAAACCTTCGCAAGATGCTTGACTCAAGCAAGATCAAAGAGAAGCTGTATCACGCAACGCCGAGCGACATCAAGTTCTTCAAGCCGGGTGGCCTCGATCCACGAGTCAGTGGCGAAGCAATTTGGCTATCCAACGATCCAACCAGAACACCCGCCGCCCACAACATCGGCTCCTACGACAACCCACGCCAAGGCGTAAACGTCATGCCCGTCCATGTGCAAGCCAAGAACCCAATGGTGCTTGACGACGAGACCATGCTCAAGTGGGCGCAAGAGGTGTATGGCGAAGGCAGTCGCGAGTTCCCCATGTTGATGCCTAAGAAGTGGCGCGAAGAGGTGATGAAGGATTACGATAGCATCGTGCTGGCTGATCCATACAAGCGCGGCGACTCACATGAGATCATTATGTTTGAGCCAGAGAAGATCAAATCAGCAATAGGTAACCGTGGGACGTACAACACAGACACGGCAGACATAACCAAATCGAAAGGCGGGGTGCTTCATATGGCAGACGCAGGAAAAGTAACCAAGGGAATAGTTGGTGCATTAACCAAAGCCAAAGAGATGGCAAAGGCCCGCAAGGCCACCGCAGAAGGTTCTAAGATTGAAGAGGTGCTGGCAAGCCAAACTCCTCCGATGACTACACCAAGCGGCACAGGTTTGCCACTCATGCCTCGCGACAATGGGATGTACACCCTGCGTGAGCAAAAAGACCTGCCCCGTATGCCAATGGTGGACAAGGCCCGCGCCGAGGGTAAGTCACCCAAGTACAACGAGCGTATGCAAGACTTGCTTGACAGCCCCAAGGCCAGACAGAAGGTGGACAAGTTGATCAACAAGGGCAAAGAGTTGAACGTGCAGGAGTGGTATGGCACTGAACCTCTACGTCAGGTCGCGTTAGACGCAGGCCGCACCCCAGAACAGTTTGAGTCACTGATGGCCCAGTTGGCAAGCGCCAGCCAGCGCAACCCAGTGGACAAGCAAAACCAGATGGGATCGTACCTGTACCACCTGAGTGAGTCGGGCCAACTGCCAGAGAACTCGCTCCTCTTGACCAACAAGCTCAAGAAGGCGCTCAAAGAAGACCCCTCACTTGCTGAAGGTCGCACACTCGTCGAGTTGCCCACAGGCTACGGATCGCTGGCGCAGGGTGACATCTTCAACCGCGCTGTGATGATTGGTCAGGGCAAGATCGGTGAAGCCCTGCCCCCAAACAAGAAGCTCGGCACGTTCTACGAGAACTTGCTTGGCAACCTAAAGCCCGTGACGGTGGATGTAAACGCACTGCGTGGCCCGATCATTGAGCAGGGTGACCCGCGCTGGTTGACCAGCAAGCTCGTGGAGAAGGACGACAAGGGCAAGATCATCAACAGCTACAAGCCTCGTGAGATGTACAACTCAGGGGAGATGTCGATGAGAGAAGCGCAACAGCGCCCCGGGTTCTGGGAGGCCGCGCCCTCTGGCTCCGAATACGCAGGCTTCGAGGAGTTGTGGCAACGTGGTGCCAAGCGCCACAACGTCGAGCCAGCAGAGGCGCAGGCTTTGGGTTGGTACGGCTCCGCTGATGTGACGGCGCTGAAGACTAAGCCAGAGAACTATGTGGACAACCTAGAGCGCCTGATCAAACGCACCGCCGAGCAGACTGGCAAGTCCGCCACTGAGGTGATGAACGACATGGTCACAGGCAATGGGTTCCTTCGCAAAGACGGTGGCAAAGTCGAGGAACCGCACTGGCACAACGTCTTCAACCGCAAGATGAAGGAAGGTGGCTACGCTTGGGTTGACAGCAAGCACATCCCCAAGGTTCGCTCGCTCAAGAATATGGCAAAGGGCGGCTCATCAGATGATCCTCCCTTTAGTGAATACATTAAAGATGTACCACAGGTCATAAAAGAAGCAACTCAAGAAGAAGCCGAGTCATACAAAAAACCTCGCGCTATTTCCGATGTGATCTACCGTGGTTTGGTTGCCAACAACCCTGTTAGCGCAGGCGTTGACATGGTAAACATGGGCCTAATGGGCGTAGATGCGGTGTCTGGCCTTATGGGAAAACCGACTCGGTTAGCGAGTGAAAAGCCATTCGCTGGTTCCGAACACGTTAAAGACCTGATGAAGAAGTACGGCGTGACCACTGAAGAGGAGCGTCCAATCTCTGAGACTCTGCTTGGCATTACATCGCCCACGGCAATTCTCAAGGGCGCAAAAGAAATACCAAAATTACTTGGCAAAGCAGGCGACGCTATCAAGGGTGGCTTGCCAAAGAACCTGCCTGTGGGCATGAGCATCGAGATTGTTGGCGACTTGACTCCCAAAGAGCAGGCGCTTGCCAAAATGCGCGAGATGCGCCCAGACTTAAAAGCCACTTCTGATTTACAAAAGAAGTACGATGCTGAGATGGATAGCAAGTACACCCGTGATATGCCTACGTTCGAGCAGTGGAAAGCCAAGCAGAACGCTAAGAAGGCTCACGGCGGTTTAACCTTGATGAGATAACTATGGCAACACAATTTCCAATTGATCCAAACGCCGAGCGATTTATCGACGGCTTGAAGATGACCGACGATGGTGGTGCTGTTGCTGACCTGCCTGATGAAGAGGGACTCGATGTAGAGGAGCTTGACGACGGCTCGGCAATCGTTAACTTGCAAGACTTCAAAGGCCCAACAGAAGACGCAGACTTTTACTCCAACCTCGCGGAGACCATGAACCTCTATGACATGGAGAAGATTGGAATGCGTTACCTTGACCTGATTGAGAAGGACAAGGAGGCTCGCGAGAAGAGGGACAAACAATACGAAGAGGGACTGAAGCGGACGGGCTTGGGGGATGATGCCCCGGGCGGTGCGAACTTTTTCGGAGCCAGCAAAGTCGTTCACCCTATCATGGCTGAAGCCTGCGTGGACTTTGCCTCCCGCGCAATCAAAGAGATGTTCCCCCCAGACGGCCCCGTCCGCACCAAGGTGCTTGGCGAGGTGACTGAGGAGAAGACCAACGTCGCAGAGCGCAAGCGCGACTACATGAACTGGCAGTTGACTGAGCAGATCGAGGAGTTCCGCGACGAGCAAGAACAGTTGTTGACGCAGTTGCCTTTGGGTGGCTCCCAGTTTATGAAGATTTGGTACGACGAATCCAAGCGCCGCCCCTGCGCTGAGTTTGTGCCTATCGACAACATGATCCTGCCCTTTTCTGCTGTGAACTTCTACACCGCCCAGCGCGTGACTGAACAGCAAGACATCACTGGCTGGGAAATGCAACAGCGCATTGACCGTGGCCTGTACCGCGACATCAGCTTTATTCGCGCAACGGACGAGCCAGAGCAGACCAAAGCTGAGAAGGCCAACGATAAGATTGAAGGCAAAGAATACAACGACAACGAAGATGGCCTGCGCCGTGTATTCCACATCTACACTTGGCTGAACATTGACGACGACACAGTGACGGAAGGCGAGACCGCGCCCTACATCCTGATGATCGATGAGCTTGAGAGCAAAGTGCTTGGCATCTACCGTAACTGGGAAGAGGGCGACAGCACCATGACCAAGCTCGACTGGTTGGTTGAGTTTAAATTCATCCCTTGGAGGGGCGCGTATGCCATCGGGCTACCTCACCTCATCGGAGGTCTCTCCGCCGCCTTGACGGGCGCATTACGGGCCTTGCTGGATACTGCTCACATCAACAACTCCGCCACAATGTTGAAGTTGAAGGGTGCGCGTATCTCTGGCGCAAGTCAGCAGATAGAAGTCACGCAGGTCACTGAGATTGAATCCGCCGTTGGTGTGGACGACATCCGCAAAATTGCGATGCCCATGCCCTTCAACCCACCTAGCCCTGTGCTGTTTGAGTTGCTAGGCTGGATCACCACTGCCGCCAAAGGCGTTGTGACAACAGCGGAAGAGAAGATTGCGGATGCCAACAGCAATATGCCAGTGGGCACCACGCAGGCGTTGATCGAGCAGGGAGCCGCAGTGTTCTCCGCCATTCACGCCCGCCTGCATGAAAGCCAGCGCCGTGTGTTGCAGGTGATCGGTCGTTTGAACCGCTGGTATTTGGACGAGCAAAAACGTGGCGATGTGGTTGCTGACCTTGAGATCAAGCGCGAAGACTTCAAACGCAACAGCGATGTGATCCCTGTCTCTGACCCTCACATCTTCTCCGAGACTCAGCGTATTGCCCAGATGCAATCTGTGTTGCAGATGTCTGCACAGTTCCCTGCACTCTTTGACCAACGCGCTGTTGTAAATCGAATGCTCAAGCAGTTGAAGGTTCCAAACGTCAACGAGTTGATTCCTAACGCAAGCAAGCCTATTGAGATGAATGCCGCAGACGAAAACTCTGCAATGGCATTAGGTCGTCCAGCGTTTGCATACCCCCGTCAGGATCACTTGGCGCACATCCAAACGCACATGAACTTTGCGCTTGACCCCACCTTGGGATCAAACAAGCTCATGGCCCCCAAGTTCATCCCGAACGCATTGGAGCATATCAAGCAACATATGCTGTTGTGGTACACGCAGAACATGAGCAAATACGTCCAAGGCAATGGCGATGTGGACTTTGGCAAATACGAAGACAGCAAGTTGGTCAAAGAGATCGACAACGCTATCTCGTTGGCCTCTGGTCACATGAAGATTGACTCGCAAGAGGTGTTTGCTGGTTTGTTGCCTGCATTGGAGCAGTTAGGCCAGATGATGCAACAGTTCAAACCACCACCACCACCGATGGATGGCGAAGCGCAGGCCGTGTTGCAGGCTTCTATGGCAGAGACCCAGCGTCGCGCCGCAGAGGATCAAGCACGACTTGCCTTCGACACCCAGAAGTTCCAAGCCGAGATGAAGGCAAAGCAGGAGGCAGAGCAGATCAAAGTGGCTATGAACGCCGAAAACAATCTGACTACCGAGCGCATTAAGACCGCAGAGTTGACCGTAGACGAGGTCAAGCTACGGCAGGAGCAAGAGAAAACTGCTGTGAAACTTAACCAAGAAACCCAACGTAACTTAGGAGATTGAAATGGCTACTACTGACAAAGAGCAACAAGATGAAACTGTAAAACAGCACACCCGCATGGCGGCTGGCGCTTGGGTAACAGGAAGCGAATTAAAAGAGAAGGGCACGGCAACGATGCCAAAAGCCAACAGCGACCACGGGAATTTCTCCCAAAACAAGGGCGTTGACAAGAAAAACGCATGAGGTATACCTCCGACTTCATCGGCGCTGTAAAAGCGCGTAAAGAAGCTATTACGCAGAGTTTGGCAGTGGGTAACGCCTCTGACTACCCTGCGTATCAGCGACTGGTCGGACATATCGCTGGACTTGAAGAAGCCCTTGTCATTCTTGATAACCTTTTAAAGGAAGAAGACGATGACAGATAGCACGGTGGCTGGTAATTCAGCCGATTTGCGGGAAGCCTTTCCTGCTGTAGACCCCGGAGCGAAACCCCTTGGCGCACGAGTTTTAGTACAACTGCGTCGAACAAAGAAGACGGTAACTGCAAGCGGGATTGTTCTGGTCTCAGAGACCAGAGAAACCGAGAAGTGGCAAAACATGGTCGCGAAAGTGATCGAGATCGGCCCATTGGCGTTTAAGAAGCGCGACACAATGGAACCGTGGCCCGAAGGTTCATGGTGTGAAGTTGGTGATTATCTTCGCGTCCCTAAGTGGGGCGGTGATCGTTGGGAGGTTCCAGTCCCTGACGCAGAACAAGATGATGACCCAGCGTTGTTTATGGTTCTAAACGACCATGAAATCATCGCAAAACTTACTGGTGACCCCCTTGCAATGAAGGCATTCATATGAGTACCGAAACAGAACAAGAAGTAATCGTCATCCAAGAGGAGAAAGACGGCTCCGCGACGATTGACTTACCCGCAAGCATCCCTTCGCCTGATGCAAATCACGAAGAGGACTCCGAAGAGGCTGATGAAGCCGCTAGACGGGCCGAAATGGCCTCTGGTGGTGAAGTAGACGCTGACGCTGAAGCCCTAAGAGAGCAGAAACGCCTCAAAAGACTCAAGCGCAAGGAGTACCACAAGGCTGTCTCAACCGAAAAAGACCACAAACTGGACTTTTTAAGCCGCCAAAACCAAGAATTGCTCGAAAGACTGTCGGTTTTGGAGAAAAAGTCGCATGGAAGTGACCTTGCTCGCCTCAATAAGGCGATGGAAGACCAGCACAACCGTATTTTGTTTGCAAAACAGAAGATTTCAGAGGCAACTAGCACTGGCAACGGTGAATTGCTGACTTCTGCACAGGAAATGTGGTTTGAAGCCCGCCGCCAGTTTGAGGCATTGGACGCAGTCAAGAAAAAAGCGACTGCCCAGCCCCGCCAGCGGACTATTCAAGCCCCTGATCCTCAATTGCAAAAACACGCATCCTCTTGGATGGAAAACAATCAGTGGTACGACCCTAATGGTCGCGACGCTGATTCAAGAGTTGCGCTAACGATTGACCAAGCAATGGCTGAAGAGGGTTGGAACCCCAAAACTCCTCAATATTGGGAGGAGCTTGACAGCCGCTTGCAAAAGTATCTACCTCACAGGTATACTGGAGAGGCAGACGAGAGACCATCTCAAAAGCGCCCAAGAAACTTTGTGACTGGGTCAGGCCGCGAAAGTGCGTCGAGTAGTGCGATTGGCAAAAATCAGTTTGCGTTAACACGCGAACAGGTCAGCGCAATGAAAGATGCTGGAATGTGGGATGACCCCGATAAACGCGCAAAAATGATTCGTCGTTATGCGCTTGAAGCTAAACAACTTAGGAGCTAAAAATGGATTCTCGTTTAAAAAAATCATTGTCTGCTGGTGGACGCGAAAGCCGCGCGAGTCTTGACTCTAGTCGAGAGGCACCAGAACAGCAGTTCGTGTCAGCCGAAGAACGTCGCAAGATGTGGAAGGACGAATGGACACAAAGCGCATTGCCTGCTATTCCCGAAATCAAGGGATGGCACCTTTGCTGGTTATCGACCACGAATAGTTATGACAGCATCGACAAGCGTATTCGTCTAGGTTACGTCCCTGTGAAAGCAGAGGAAGTCCCCGGGATGGATGGCAACAAAGTCAAAGCTGGGGAACACGTTGGATTTATTGCGTGTAATGAGATGCTCTTGTACAAAATTCCAATGGAAATGTATCAAGATGTCATGGCTCATTTTCACCATGAAGCGCCACTTGAAGATGCGAACAAGATTCGCCTTCAGGCAGAGCAGGTTCAGGGTCGCGATAGTTCTGGCAAGCCGTTAGGCCGTGTCGAAGGCGAAGGGTTGGATTATATTGATAAACCGATGCCAACACCTGTTTTTTAATAAAACAAGTTGGTTTTTGTAAACTGATCATAGGAGAGACAAATGTCTTCACTCAATCAGCCGTTCGGTCTGCGTCCTTCGTACCACCCCACTGGGTTGGATCGTGCGGTCGCACTCGCTGGCGGCATCGCCTCTGGTTACAGCACTGGTATTTTGAAAGGCCAGCCTGTAGCCCTTAACACGAGCGGAAATATCATCGCCGCAACTGCTGGTAGCGCCTATCAAGGTGCTTTCGCTGGTTGCGAGTGGACTGATACCACTGGTCGTCGTCAAATCAGCAACCAATGGACTGCAAACACTGCATACCAAACTGGTTCTAATGTGACTTACTACTACTCTGACCCCAATATCGTTTACGACATTCAGGCAGATGGTAGCTTGGCACAAACCTCCATTGGAGATCAAGCAAACTTTACAAACATCACTGCTGGTTCAACAACCACAGGTTTGTCTCAATGCACAATCTCTACTTCGTTGGCAGGTTCTAGTGCAGTTGGTGATATGCGTATCATCGGCTTGACTCCTGCCGTTGACAACGCTTGGGGCGATGCTTACACAGTTGTGCAAGTACAAGTCTCTCGCAGTCAATACGTCGCAACCATTAACGCCATCTAAGGAGTCCAATCATGGCCGCACCAATGCGAAGTACGGACTTTAGAAGCATCGTTGAGCCTATCCTCAATGAATGCTTCGATGGAGTCTATGATCAACGTACCGATGAATGGTCACGAATTTTCCGTGAACAAGAAGGTATTCCCCGTAACTACCACGAAGAGCCAGTCCTTTATGGATTTGGTGCCGCACCTCAACTGCCTGACGGAACTCCTGTTTCGTATCAGCAGGGTGGTGTTCTCTTCTTGCAACGCTATGTGTACAACGTGTATGGCCTCGCCTTCGCATTGACCAAAGTGTTGGTTGAAGATGGCGACCATATCCGTATCGGTCAAGTTTACGCAAAGCACTTGGCTCAATCTCTGATTGAAACCAAAGAGACTTTGTCTGCAAACGTGTTGAACCGCGCCTTCAACAGCGCGTACCCCGGCGGTGACGGCGTGGCACTTAACAGTGCTTCACACCCCATCGTGAACGGTACATTTAGCAACTTGTTGGCTACATCTGCAAACTTGTCTCAAACATCGCTTGAGCAAATGTTGATTCAGATTCGCCAAGCAGTGGACAACAACCAGAAGAAGATTCGCTTGGTTCCCCGCCAATTGGTGGTGGCCCCGGGCAACGTCTTCCAAGCTGAAGTGTTGCTCAAGTCTGTCTTGCGTTCTGGCACCGCTAACAACGACCTCAACCCTGTCAAGTCAATTGGCTTGCTGGACGAAGGTGCCGCTGTTATCAGCCGTTTGACTTCATCTACCGCATGGTGGGTGCAGACTGACGCTCCTGAAGGCATGAAGTTGCTGATGCGTCGCAAGTTGGAGAAGACGATGGAAGGCGATTTTGAAACTGACTCTATGCGCTACAAAGCGACAGAGCGTTATCAAGTTGGCTTCACTGATCCTCGTGCGATGTACGGCACACCCGGCGTCTAAACGCCAAGCAGGGGCGGGGATAACACCCTGCCCCTTTTTTTAATGTTTGGTCAAACTTTTCAAGGAGCAGACCATGCCCCAATTTTCAGATGATCTTTTTCTAGGCTCCGCCATTACC